GGAATCTCAATCACAGGCTTTTCAAATTCGCTAACAATCTGTTTTATTGCTTCACTCATTGCCATTAACCTCCCAATCAATAGACATTTGCCGTTTATCTGGCTCTAACCAGTATAGTTTTCTTCTATCGTCCAGACGAACGTCTTTAATATCCCAGCCTTCATCATTACGGAGGGTGGAGATTACACGTCTGGCATCATTCGAATTTGTTTCAGCGTTGATTTCTTTTGCCGTTACTTTCCGGCCAGATAAGAAAATAGATCGTACCTGTTGAATTATTCGAGATGATTTGTTATCTTTGCTCCTGTTGTTGAGGAGATTGGCGGTCGTGGAGGCTGCCTTTTTCTTTTCTTCCATAGTCATGCCCTCCGATATTTGAATACGACCTGCTTTTTTACTGCCTCATCAATAGCATCTGCTTCATATAGGATTCTACTACCTACATGTTTGGCGACAAGAAGTCCGTCCTTTGTTATTCTCGCCAATGTTGGTAAGGTGACATGAAGGATTTCAGCGGCTTCTTTTCGAGTGTAGAACTTTGGTTCTTTCTTAGCAGTTACAGACAATATTCTTTCTGAAACTCTATCTACAATCACATCTACAAATGGATCAAAGAAACTCATAATTATAGCTTGCTGGGTTGCATTTAATTCTTTCATAACTTATACTTTTTAATTGTTATGAAGGCAGGGTGTGCACGTCCTAATCTTCAACTGCGAAGATACATTGGGGAGAAATTGGGATTTATTGGGGAATATAAAAAAAACGCATTGATAAAATGTTGATTATCAATGCGCTTCTGAAATATTTATTGGGGAGTTTATTGGGGCGTTTTTTATTTATTGGGGGAAACTCCTAAATCGGCTATAAAACTGCTAAAATTTATATCGATTTGGCTATATCCTTCGCAGCTTGTATCGGTTCTCAATGTAGCTTTCATAAAATCTACATTATTGAAGACTTCTTTTTTAATAAATTCGATCCATTTTTTGCGACTTCCTTTATCTTTTATGCTGTTGGCTATATTCTTAAATACAACTTTTGTCCTATTAAACTCATCTTTTTTAATAGATAGAGTTATTGAATTGTCACAATTAAGTAATCTGATAAAATCATCTATAGGGATACTATTCCATTGATTATTGTTGCATTTGTTATAGATTTTTCTTATTAATGTTTTGTCGATTTTAGGAATGTTGTTATCATCAATGATGTTTTCTATTGCTTCTATTGAATATTCATCACTATGTTCTTTAATATATCTCCCGATCATTGTAGAAAAGAAGAAAACATCAAAATCATTCTCAATTTGATTACTGCAGGAAAGATAATAACTATAGTACAACCGGGTTGCTTGTTTTAAAATCCAGGTATGTAACTCAAATGCGTTTTCTTTTTCGGGCTCATTATTATTTTCATATATTTTTTCTGTCCATTCTATTAAACCTTGTAATACTATAATTAAATGATATTCAAGCCTCATTCCAATATATAATGTTATTAGTTCAATGAGTTGGTTTTGAATTTTAATAGGATGTTGATTATTCTCTTTTATAAATATACAGACTTTATTTAATGTCTCTATTATGTTCTTAAAATCTTCTGTTCCTAAAAAAACGTCTAGCTTATGCTCTTTTAGCTTTCTGTAATATGTGTAAAGTCCATATTCGCATTTATAGTTATTCGACATAAACAGATCATCAAAACTTTCATCTTCTTTTTTTAGATTTTCAAAAAATAATGTCTTTTTAATTTTTTCATTAGATAATGCTAAGATCAGATCGTACATAATTGCGTTTCCTTCATTAATTAGCTCTTCTGAATTATCCATTACTAATTTGGTGCCTTGAGCCAATATCTCATCGCATCTCTTGAGGTTTGATATATCTTCTGCATTATAATTAGCTCCTATCTTGATTATTGCTTCGTCAATTGATATATTATCTTCTAATAAGTATTTATAAACTTCTGCAAAATCATCCTTATAATATTTCTTCCACTCACATTCTAGCTGATTGTATTGTTCTTTCCAATTTTCCATGATTGATTATTTTGCTATTCGTAATTTCGTGAAATAATTCTCTTTAGCTGCTAGCATGCTCTTTTCCGATTCATCCAGTTTAAGGTACGTCTTTAGTTGCTGCTCGCTGTTGTGTCCAGTGATAGCCATAATAGAACTTAATGAAGCCCCGGCTTTATACATATTGGTTGCTAAGCTTCTTCGGCAGGTATGAGTTTTAAGAAGGTCGCAGAAACGTTTCTTTGCTGTATACTCCATTGCTCCCCGTTGTTCGTCCAACTCTACTATTTCCGTCCATCCTAAAGCCTCTCCAATCTCTTTGATATGGTCGTTTATCTTTTGGTCGTAGACTTTGGGAAGTGTACCGTTATATTTGTCAAGGATAGCTGCAACCCGATAATCAAGAGGAATATAAACGATATTTCCGGTCTTTTCCTGTTTAAGTTTGATGTACTTATTGCCATCGGTAAGGGTAACTATCATTTTTGAATTGATGCGCTTATAATCACTTACTCGTTGCCCGGTCAGACAGCCGACTACAAACACATCTTTTATCTTTTCCCATGCCGGACGATTGGATAAATCGTACTCATAAAGTTCCTGTATTCGTTCTTCAGTCAAGTAGACATTATCAACATCTTTATAGATCACATCAAAACCAAACCGGACGTTTGCCGCATCCATTAGTTTAAGCTGTTCGGCTGCATAACAGATTGTTTTGCATATCTTCACCATCCGGGCAATAGTATTAGGGGAATATTCCTTATCTGTGAGGAATGATCGAAAGTCATTATAAAACTCTATTGTCAGATCCTCAAAATCAATAACCTTTAGCCTTGTTTCCTGATACGCTTTAAACTGGGATTGAAAGCCTTTGTAGCTTTTGATTGTTCCAGGAGATATATTTGTAGTTCCTCCCTTCTTTTTCCGTTTTCCTGTTTCGCATTCGTGAATGAATTGTGCTATGAAGTCGTTGAAGTTGGTAGCCTGTTCTTCTTCTAGGGCTTTAGCTTCGGCTTCTGCTCGTTCTTTTTCGGCTGCTATCTGTTCAGCATATACTATTTCATGTATACGCTCTTTAGCCATGTTGGAAGTTATGGCTACACCATTTTTTATTAGTGCGTCAATCGTTGATGAAATAGCGTCTAGTTTAAGGTAAAGTTCTTTTCCTTTGCCTGTCCTGAAAGCTGTTAGAGCTTTGGCTCCTGTTAAAGATTTGTTCCACTCTTTTATATCAACCTCTAATCCGGTAGATACTCGAATGTTAATCTTTGGAACCCTGTTTTGTATGCGAGCGTATAAGGTTGCATATCCTTCGCTTTTGTCAGTTCTCAAAATGAATGTTGCACCCATATTTTTACTTTTATAAGTTGGTACTACAAAGATAGAGATTCTTTTTGATTTGGTACTACATTGGTACTACAAACTTTTATCTTATTTTATTCTATTTTCTTTGTGTGATAAATAATTTGTTGTTTTTCAGTAGTTTATGAAGATGATGTTTTATCTAATAAATAAGGAAAATAAAGAAAAAGAGGTTCGCCAGGAACCTCGAAGAAGGCAAAATGCCGGATACAGAAATGTGTCCGGCATTTGTTATTTGTTGACACACAAACAATTAACTACTTCTGTATTTGTGTAACAAACTGTGCAGGTGTAGACCGATTATCAATTCTTACCTGTAAAAAGGGACCATTGTAGATTATGGTAACTATAAAAATATATCTAAGAACATACGGAAGCGACCCATCTACTGGAGTCGTTTGGTTATCTTTTTACGTTAATCGTGAAAAAGTAAACTTTTCAACGAAAGTCTCTGTTGATTTGAAAAATTGGAATGATAAGAAGAAGTGTGTGGGAGTAGGAGACAAACAAAGCAATGACAAAAACCTGATTATAGAAAACATATTAGCCAGGATAAACAATGTTTTTGTAAAATACCGACTTCGTGATCGCAAACTTACTCGCGATGCTTTTCTTAAAGCATATCATCGGCCAACCGATTACAATACTTTTTTCGAGTTCGTACGAGACTATCAAAAAAAAGAATCGTTTAAACTTGAATATTCAACTTTTAAGACGAACTTATCGGTTATCAAAAAGCTGCAAGAATATAATCCTAATCTCTATTTTGATGATATAACCAGGGAGTGGCTTGATGAGTATTTCTTTCATCTGATGACTGGACTTGGAAATAATCAAAATACCGCAAACAAAAACATGGCCACAATAAAGAAGTATGTTTTAGCTGCATACAATGCTGGATATATGGATGAGAATCCTTTCAAGAACTGGAAGATAAAGAAAGGAATTCCTGGTGGTGAGTATTTGCAAGAAGATGAGTTACAAATTTTGATGGGGTTATATATGGATGGAGAACTGGACTATAAACATCATAAAACATTAGAAATGTTTTTGTTTTTATGTTTTAGCTCTTTGCACATAGGGGATGCAAAGAAATTGATTCTTGAGCAGTTTACAGATGATACATTGACTTATTTCCGAATGAAGCTAAAGAAAAGAAAACCATTTCCTATTCAAGTACCTATATCGGATCCACTTCGTACATTACTGAAAAATATTGTTGGTACCAGAAAAAAGGGTATCGTTTTTGAGAAACTGCCAGCTGATCAAACGATGAATAGATTCCTGAAAGAAATAGCTGCTATTGCTGGAATAGAGAAGAACATTACACATAAAGTTGGTAGACATACTTTTGCAACTATTTTTTTGCGTAAGACTAAAGATATAGCTTCCTTGAAAGAGATACTAGGACATTCTGATTTAAAAGAGACTTTAGTGTATGCCCATGTTTTAAACGAGAGTAAGCAAGAGGGAATGCAGTGTTTCAACTGTTTTGCATTTTAAATTGTACATTTGTACAATGTATTTCTATTAGTCTGAAAACCAGTAAATAACGAGCGTACAGTCTTTGTACACTTTGGTACAAAACACTGCATGCTCGTACAAACTTTCTTATGGTCGTATAACAACTGCAGGAGAGTAGCCGAATTCAATTGCAGCGTCGAAGCAGGGGCAGGATTTAATCCATTCCTTTGACTCTACGATGCCATTGTCATTCAGATCTGGAGAAGTATCTCTGTGACCTAGTACTTCTGTGATCTTGAATTGACTTTTGAGTCGGGAGACCAACTCGATTAGTGCAATTTTTTGTGCAGGAGTACGTGTGTCTGCTGGGTTACCGTTAGCGTCTAAACCACCTACATAGCAAATTCCTACGCTATGTTTATTGTATGATATACCAGAGGTGCCTTTAGTATTACAATGGGCACCTTCCATTGATAGAGGTCTTCCTTCTTCGATGGTACCATCTAAGTCAATGATATAGTGATAACCAATCATAGAAAAGTTTCGATCTCTATGCATTCGATCAATGTCTTTTGCTTTGAAAGCTTGTCCAGCACGTGTAGCCGAACAGTGGATGATGATTGAATCAATATTGTTCATATCTTTAATAAAAGTGATTGAAACTGAATTATTCTACCGATAAAGCTTTATTAACCGCTACCTGAACAAAAGCGACGAACCCCGTACTCACATATTTTTTAATACTTTCCGCCTGTTCGGGAGATACTTCTACTTCACCGTTCTTGTAGATGTTTTGAGCTAATTCCAACTCACCCAAGTCGGCAGTTCTCTGATAGATCGCATTGCCTAACATTTTTGCAATATCGACAGTACTGTTATTCCCTTCGATGTCTTTTACTTGAATTTCTCTAAAGTCTATTTTCATAATTATGTGATTTGATTATTATCCCCAATATGCATTAAATAAAATGCCATTTTTAAACTGCAACACGCGAGTCTGCTGCCTTCCATTATTCCAAACGGCAGCACAGCTGAAAAACTCATCAATACCTCTTTGACCATCAACTACAATGCCACCATCAATAGCAAGTGCTATGTTATCTCGTCCTCCGGTTACACTAATAGATACACCCCTATTTATATCATAAGGTCTTGAACGGTGATCGTAGAATCTTCCTAAATAATCGACTCCCATTGTACTAAACGGACCTACAATAACTTGCCTATTTTTACTATTAAAACCAATCATATCATCGTAAAGGAACATCTCCTTTTTATCTATAGTTGGTATACTGGTAGAACCTGTCCCTATACTATTAGCAGAAATCTTAAAGCCTCCAATAGTGCCATCAACAGCTTCTATTCGTTTTACAACGAGTTTGTTTACATCGATAAAATCAGCGACGATCTTTCCATCACTGATAAACGTCTTCCCCCCAACTAATATCGCACCTGTTTTAGGGAGTGATAATTTCCCGTCTGCTGTTAGTTCAAGCCCGGTTACATTGTGCTTAATCGAACCGCCTGTCATTAACCAACCTTGCGTTTTGGCTTGATTACCGATAAATAGACCAGACGTACCGAGTATATCGATCGTTGCATTTTGAGCTACTAATAAATGCGTAGCGACATTTATAAATTCGTTAAACAAAGTCCATTTCGTTACATCGAAAGAACTCCCAGAAGTATGATCCGTCCGGCATGAATAAGTATTTCCGTTATAGATAACCGTATCCCGATACTGCGTATTATTGACGTAGTTAGTATTTGCTTTCCACTCACCGCGTGGACGGATTAGAGCACCGGGAAGCCCGGTTGCACCCGTATCACCCTTGTCGCCTTTATCTCCTTTGTCGCCCTTGACTTTCGTCCAGGTATAAGCGGAAAACGTATTGCTGTCTGCCGCCGTGAAGTCGGTGTATTGGCCAATGTAAGCACCCGGCGTCTCACCGCCATTTGCCGTAAAGGTCGTACCATTGTCACTATACTTGATGTGCAGATAACTTGTTCTACCATCCGCTCCGGTCGGTCCCGCGATACCTTGATCTCCCTTGATGCCCTGCGAACCTTTCAACTGTACCCATTTATACGACGTGTTAGCAGTCGGAGCGGCCGCACTCGTTGTAACTGCTGTACCAATGTAAGTATTAGGGGTATCACTCATAGGATTGCCGTTCGCATTAGCGGAGTACTTCACATGAAAATACTGCGATGTACCGGGAATACCTTGCGAACCGGTCGGCCCCGTTTCGCCTTTGTCACCTTTAGCCCCAGTTGCCCCATCTATTGCACCAATGCGAACTGTAGTCCACGAAACGGGAGACGTAGCCGGAGGGATAACAATACCCGTGCGCATCCACAAATATTCGTTTGTACCACAGGCGGGCGGAGTTTTACTCCACCCACTTGTAGGCGCAACTGCCAGATTTAGACTTTGCGAATTCCTGCGCGGGATATTGCCCGTCCTTCGTTACGCTAATCGTTATTTGTCCTCTTGCTACTATCATACTATTATTTTAGTGATAATTCAACAACAAACGTCGCTTTTACATCGACTTCGGCAGCAGTGACGGTAATGGTCTTTCCAGTCTTTACACCGGAAGTTCCCCAAGCCGTATCTTGTGTACCATCCTTATTGTACTTCTTCCAAGAAAATACAAATTTGGTATCAGCAGCACTATCGGTGAATGCTTCCCCATTTTGCCATACCTTGGCATTGATAGTCGTACTTCCTTGGCCATTTACTAACTTATCCCCCGTTGTGGAAGATACTTCCACTATATACGGATCGGAAAGATCGGAGAACGAAATAATATCGCTCACTGTTGTGTTGTAGGTTCCGGATGCTGTATCGGTATCCTTGATTGCACATTTGAAAGATTCGAAATTAAGTACGGCACTGGCAGGAATAGATATTTCATTTGTCGTTGTCCCCGTGATGCCATAAGAATTTGAAGCCGCCAAAGATTCCCATGTGCCGTCCGATTTCAATTTGTGCCACTGATAAGCAACCTTATCGGCGTCAATACTACTACCACGCCACATATCACAATGGGCTGTCAATGATTCGGATTGACCATTCTTAAAAACATTTCCTTTAGGGGCATACGCTATAGCAATGATAAGTTGACCGGCATTTTCTGTTTTGGTATAGTTGATGACAGATTTTACAGGAGTTTCCAAACCTGTGTCTGGATCAACATAGATACCGGAACATTCAACCTTCATCTGCGATACAGATGTCATATTGTTCTTAAGCGTCAACGCATACGGCGCAGTAGCGGCAACAGTACCACCGAATGCAGTGATTGCACCTCCATTCACTGTATAGGTAGGAGCAGCTTTTAAACGACTGATTACGTTTGTTGTCGTTCCGGATACATACATTTCAGGGGTAATGACAAGGAAAGGAGAAGCCGTATAGTTCGGTACATAGGTGCTGTTTTCCTTGTTAAAGATTTGCGTCAAAGGCTGATTAGAGCCTAGATACATGTTCATTGACTTCGCATCGTTCAAGTCGACGATGGTAATTTGTCCTCTTACAATTGGCATAATTCTAGTTAATTAAGTTGTTAATACTATTATCTAAATAAGAAACGTCTATAAAGGGTAGTTGAAAATTGTCACATTTAAAACTTTATTATTCAAGATGTAGAGCGTTCTATTATTATTACTACATTTGTTTCGTCACATTTAAAATTTCAATTATTATGTCAGCATTTTCTAATATTGCATCAAATATATTCATGCCCATCGATGATGCTTTCGGTATATACAATAGAGAAATCGTTCATGAACTATTAGTTAACATCCAGAATGACTTTGCATTGTCATTGGAGAAATCAGTAGATATGTCAACTCTATGTATGATAGAATATCGTCCAGGAGACCCTCAATGCAATAAAATTCCTAACGGACACTTGATATTTTTAAGTACGCAAGGCGATGAATGGTGGAGATGGGCATATCAATTCTCACATGAATATTGTCATAGCCTAATCAACGGAGCGTCTACAGGAGAAATATCAGGTTTAATCTGGTTTGAGGAAACTATGTGCCATCTAGCTTCGATTTACCAATTAAAAAACTTGATTGAATTTTGTAGTATGTCTCCCGACTATCTTCTAAACAGTTACAAGGAGGTTGCTTGTCACTGCCTAATGGCGAATTTCGGACAGCCTCAATATAACTGTCGGGAATATCTATTATCAGTGGCGGACCAACTTGCAGAACCCGACTACCATCGGGAAATTTACTCAAATCTATCTGCGACAATGTCATCTTTGTTTTTGGAGAACAAACATCTTTGGAAGATAATTCTTCATTTTGGTGATATGCGCAAGTGGAACTCTCTCCATGAACTGTTTGAGCATCTACAGTCAAAGGCGAGTCAGGATTACGCACACACTTTGCAAAAGCTATACAATCTTTTATTTTCATAATTTAGAAGTTTTACAAATTCACAATACAATTAAATGTAGCACGTCCCCAAACATCATCCGGGGTAAGTGTCAACACATGCCCGTGCCCGACATGCGCCTCATTAAATATCTTATCGGTATCATCGTTATTACTTTCTTTCTCCCACGAGAACCGGGAATCCGGAACACTATCTGTAATATCAGTATCTCCCTTTATCACATAAGCGGTTAATGTAGTAGACACAGAGCCGTTCTGAAAAATATTCCCATTGCTACTCATTATATTAACTACTCCCGCATCTTTCCCCGCCGCCGACTTTTCAAGCCAGTCTGTAGCACCTTCCTCCGGTTCTTGCGTTGTAGGCTTATCTGAAATACATAACCATGATGATCCGTTGTGAGTTACTTCGTCATAGTAATAATAAACCCCCGCTTTCCACTCTCCCTTAAAACAGGGGACGCGGCTTTCTGTTACTCCATCATCGGAAATCTGTTTGATAACTCCGGTCATATATACATTACGGAGATACGCACTATGTCCGGTCATATCAATATCAAACAGTTTTAAGTTAGACAGGTCGCCCAACTGCATAGCGATCATTTCCTTAGTAATCTCCCAATTATTAACACCTGTCAGATAGCGGACATAGCTTTGTGTCGAGTAGCTCGATCTTTGTCGCTCTTTGTTTGTGAAGTTACCATACGAAACGAAGTGCATGGTCTTTTGTGGTGGAAGTATAGTTCCGCTACGAAGTATGTATTTAAAAGTCTTTTCATCAATTTTTTCAGAAATTCGGAAATAAGAGGTATGAAAACCAGTGACCGAATCATTGAATTTTCCTTTGCAGATGTCATCAATCTCTATTTCTGCAAGTTCTCCGGGCTCTAATTTCAAATAGATAATTCTCTCCAGTGGATCCACTTCCTCTATGATGCCCCCGCCAGGTGCATTCCAAGTTTCTCCACTAACTACCGAGATACGATTATATCTAAATTCATCTGATTCCAAGAATCCGCGTATGTGTACAGAGTTAAACTCTGCATCTCCGATAGCCGATATTAACCATCCCAACATTTTGCAGGCATAGTCTGAAGAAGAAATATCTCCTGAAGTAGAAATGTTTCCAGTGAAAGAGGCGGTATTGGCAAGAAGTTCATTTAGCACCTCTATATTATCAGCTTTTACTCCTTTCTCAACTTCAAGTCCTCCTAGTAACTGCAATAAGAAGAGGGTGCTGTCTGGTTGCTTACGACGCAAAAAAGTATCTCCTTCAGCAAAATCTTTCAGTTTTTCATTTAGGAAAGATAGTACTGTTGCGACATGTCGGTTGGAGACACTGTTCTTCAAAATAGCCTTGTCAATGTAGTCTATCAGTTGATCTATGAGATCCTGTTGTGTTGACATATCAATTGAATTGTTTAGTGAATTGTTCGGTATGTATTCGTGGCGACCCTAAATCATCATCATTAAATGAACCTGTATAACGTTGCTCTGAATCCGCAAAACGTAGAGATAACTTTATACTCTCCGGAACGGTTGCACGGGATGCTCTGGTAAGATTTTCCGCTGTGACATTTACTCTGATATTTCGTCCGTCCAGTCCAAGGAGTTTTATGTCGTCAGAAGATAACAGATCAATCAAATGTATCAGTTCGTCATTTGTACGATATCCGGATTCTACAGTCATAGATTCGCGTCCGGATAACCTTTCCCAGGATTCAACATAATCATCTATGACTTCATCATACTTATTGAATGCATTTTCTTTTTCTGCTTCACGCTTAATACTTCCAATGCCGGTAATTTCGATCAGCTCATAAGAACCGTATGAATTAAGAAATTGTAAGAGATACCTTTCTCTACTTATTGTTCCGGGAGTAATTACGATCGTGCAGGATTTAGTTTCTCCTACATAGATATCAAATATGGAGGCAAGAATATGGTGAGTATCGAAAAGTTGCTTCCGAAGACGATATAAGTTGAGTGCAACCGGTTGTCCGGCTACTCCGATTAGGGCGGTCTCCATTCCGTTTGCAATTACTCTTAGTATACCACCATCAGGATAGATGAAGGAGAGCGGAAGTAGTTCCGTTTCCCGGATTCTAATAAGTCTTTCGGAAGTACGGGTTGTTTGGAAGAAATTACCGTCCGGATTCATCAATTTCCAGATAAACACATTTTTATTTTCATCATTGAGATGACGTAACATTCTTTTGCTTACTCCGCCAATAAATACTTTCAGTGAGATCGTTAGATTATTTTTTTCACTATTGGAAACATTGATAGTAACATTACGAGAACAACCTTCTGCCTGTAGCAGAACTTCTTCCGATTCATTATATAATTGGGCCGGTTGTACTATATCAGCAAGTATATCCTGAATAAAAACAAAGAAGTTGCCTTCTCCGCTGCCGGTGAATATTGTTTGTTCTCCTACTAAAATGGTATAAGTTGCCAGAGAACTGCTGTTGATCGACAACTTGATTGGATTGCCGGTCAATGCCATATTGGCGGGCGATATGTTTGCAGTCAGACTCATTTTACTAGATAATTAGGTGAGATAATTTGTTCTTGTACCAGATAATTACAGGTACAATAGTCATGCAGGAATTCTTCTCTATCAGCGGTGGGGTGAGAGAGAAAAAGAAAGAGGTCATCAAACGTAATAGATGCATTTTTCATATATTTCTGATAAGTGATGAGCATCTTTTCAATATCATTTGATTGAATAGTTGATATTACTGTTTCTGATGTATTCATATTGCAAAATTGTATGTTATATTGCGGGATATAAAGGACATTTTATAATAACTCTGCACGCACTGATTGGTCATATTGCAGGTCATAATGTACTCCTCCTCTCGAATTACTAATCTCATAATGGAGATGTCCATCGGGCGTTGTACCGAGGTAATACCTAATCCGGTAATATAGATCGAAACTATAATTGACTTTCCTTATAAAATACTCCTTTTTATTATTGTAATCTTCTTCAGTAGGTACTGAAAGAGGGACTTTAATATCCACTGTATCAGTAGAAACATTCTTATATTGTAGGTCATATAAGCTATTCCCATCTCTATTCGCTTCGTCTCTCCAGGCATCTTTTTGTAGTTTTACGGCAGCTTCTACGACTGAATTCTTGTTATCAAATAACGCCCACTTATATTTTTGATCGACGATGGGGATGGTTTGTTCTTCTTCCAGATTATATGGTTTGAGTAATTTGGTTGTACGCAATTTGACTGTTGCCGGGAATGAAGAACTTTTGGGTAACGTATAACGTATGGTATCAGGCAACATTCGTTGACCATCAAGTAAAATAGGAGAGGAGAAATCTGGATTCATACATTGTTGAGCCGATAGATGCATATCCGTTTCTATGAGATGATTGGCGTGGCGAAGAATAGCGTCATATTCCTTCCAGAAATGATTGAACAGTCCATATTTGCCAACAAATAAAAGAGAAATTTCGCAGGCTTTTCCATTTTGTTTGTTTAATACCGGTTCTCCGAAAATATCCAGACAAATTTGTGAACCATAAGTAACTCGATCTCTTGTATCGAAGAAAGAAAAGCAAAATGCCAAAGGGGTTTGGTAGTTTAAGTTTTCTGATAATTCAACATCGGAACTAGAAATTGTGGTGTATCGATGTACTTTACCGAAGAGATAGTAAGGAACTCGTATATATTTATATACGTCTCCTTTAAAACGTTCCGTTGCGGAAGGCAAAAATTCATCAATAGAGGTAATCTCTTTATATGCCATATCAGCTCCACGATCCCAGGGGAAGAAATCCGTTGACACTAATTCTGAACGTCCGGTTATGTTATCTGTTTTATAATATAATCCGCTCTCTGTAGAATAGGTTAGGTATCCATTTGCTTTAGTCGTGACAATATAGTGATATGGCTTTAAGAATTTATCCAGTGAATCAGCGGCAGGAGCTGCCGTCCATTTTGGATCTTCCCCCCGTACGTTTGTTGCAGCTGATAATTTTAATTGCTGTGGGGCTTCAAAATTGATAGTTGGTTTGGACGCTTTTTGTAGCGTCCAATCAGAAGTAGTTTTGGAATTAAGGATATCACGAATGAATTTAAGTCTGACCTTACGGGTATTTCCATCTACAAAGTAAAGTAATCCAAAACGGCACCATAAGGCTTGCATGAATTCATTGATTGTGCAGTCAGGCATGAGATCAGCATATTTTAGTTCTCCTTTTACACAGCAATCGGCTGCATTATTAAGAACAACCAATTGACCGAGCTGGTGGTGGTTAGTAAATGGGTTCTCCGTGACAGTATATCCGTAGGTTGAGAATATAGCTTCTAATATATAGCTGACTTTTATAAATGGAACTATTCCATATCCTTCAGGAAGCGATACTTCCACGGGTTCTCCATTGATGAAAAAAGTTTCCGTCCGTGCTTTCCACCAATATCCATCACGATAATTATTTATATATTCTGCATAATCCGTAACTGTATCATTATCTTTCTTACGATTGCAAGATACAGCCACAGGAAACAGACAGAAAGGAGAATCATTCTTTTGACTATTCTCTATAATATAAGGTATTAATTCTGATACTCCTCCAAGGCGAAGAACAGGAAGGTTGATGGACTGCAAAGAAACATCTTCCCATATACTATATAATTCAGATTCTCCAAAGCCTACATTAAAAGTTATTCCGTCATTCTCTGAAGCTTTTGTCGTATTCATTTTACCCACTCGATGGTAAACTCCGTCACTGATGGTCACGCGTTCATCAGCAATAGGGGCGCTGTCAATATCAGTTCTGTTAATGTAATTGTTGAGACGTAGATTATTTCTGGTACCAGGTATGGTAGCGGCAATAGATTGTGATCCCCGTTCGTTGTAGATAGGAGAGCTGTCTTCTATTTCTGTACTGAAGTCTTTCGGCAGATCAAAAGTACCGGATGTATTTGATATTCTTAGTGCCATAATAATTCTTATTTGGTTGATCGGGTAAATGGTTTCTTGGATTTTTCATCTAGTTCTTCAGCATTTCGTATATCTCGTAGGGATACGTATGCTTTTAGATTTTTGAGGGTATTAATCAGCATTCCGATTTCTTTTATGAGTTTATCTAGTTCGGTTGCTGATGTATCAGTTTCATGGATTTCCTGGTTATTTCGGACAGGAGTATCTATTGCTGCGTAATTACCCGAAGCTCGTTGGGGCACATGACCTTTACGGGCATCTTCAATCGCATTTAGTACCAAAGGATAATTTATATGTTTTTGTAACCGGGATAAGTCCTCGGCGTTAATGATTAATTCTGCACCATTCTCTGAAACTAGAGAAGTGTGTCGGACGATTCCGGTTTGTGCAGCCCCAATATAAGGTATGTCCTGATAGTTCTTGCCGTCATCTTTCCCGATGACATCATACCGGCCGGATGCCCATTGGGATACGCTGACGGTTGCTCGTTTGGGAGCGTCGGTCGAAGACGTGTCGGAGTCGGAAGATCCGGACGAGTGTTTGCCGCTAACCATTCCTTTCAGAGCACTTTTTGCAGTTGCAATTGCAGCCATTATGATTCCCCCAAGGATGGCTCCTGTTCCAATGCCTAAGAAACCTTTACTTCCTATTTCATTGGCTGTTGCTTTTGCAACATTTTCAGTTCCTACTGCTGTTAGTTCAATTATTTTTGCATTTATCATTTGGGCAAGAACATCGAATATAATATCGATCATGACATCTGCGAAACCTTGCATTGCATTTTCTTGTCCTGCGATGATGTTGCCTAACGCAGAGCCAAGTTCAGAACCATATTGTTGAAATGTGCGTAGTCGTTCCTTATATTGTTGTCGTTCTTTTTGGGTTTGTGCTGCCGTCTTTTTTTGTTCAGCATCTTTTGCTTTGGCATGGGCGGCCTGTTCTTCCTTCATGCATTTTATTTTGAAATCAAGAAGTTGTTTCTCAACTTGTTTTCGTTGTTCGGCGTTTAAACCGGCAATGGAAAGCATTCGTTCAAGATGCATGATGGTAAGTTGTTCCATAGCATCATTATAGGCTGTTTCGGAGCTTAGATTCTCATCTTTGCCGGAGGCATACAGTTCTTTTAAATCCTGTTGTTGCTTTTCATATTGAGTTGTCTCTTGATTAATTAATTCATTAATAAGCTCCTGATTGTGTTCTTTTTGTTGTTTAATTTTCAGGTCATTGATTTGATTTTGGATATTAATGCCTTCTTTTGACTTCTCACCGACAATTTTCAAAGAACGCTCCAAGTATTCCATTTGGAGACATTCCATTTCTTCGCTCAACTGCTTTTCTGTTTGGAGAGTGTCATCCCCCCCTTCCAGATACATTTCTTTCAGGAAGGCTTGTTTTTGGTTATATAGTTTTTTTTCTTTCTCAAGCCTCTTTTTTATTTTTTCTTCATCACTATCACCATTGCCATCACCATTACCATCATTATCATTGTTACTGTTTTGATATTTAGAATTCACTTTGGCAATTTCCTCTGTATATCCTCGCATCATATCCTCATACAGTTTGACATTCTCATCCAACTGGCTTTTCTTGGAAGCCCAAGCACGATATGCTGTGGGAGAAACTCCATTAGAGGCTGCTATTTCCTCCAAAGATTTGTTTGAATTTATGGGATCATTAATATCCCATTCAATACTCTTAAATTTCATGGCTTCTGAACTACTTTGCTTACTGAACCATTCTGTACGTTCGTTTAGAGCTTCTTGTAATTTAGCGTTTGCAGCTTGTTGTTTAGCTGTGATAAGTAATTTTTCTACATATCCATCCAGAGCACCGGTATTGTTATTGATTAACTCTCCTTCTTTAGTTAATGAGGCATGGTAATCGGGTACTATTTTTTGAATTTCTTCTAATGCCCATTGTCTTTCACCATAGCTTTTTTTTGAATCAAAAAGAATTTCCTTTAAAGATTTAAGATGATTTGTTTCTTCGGATGTGTTTTTAGATGCCTCTAGACTAATCTTATTAGCGGCTTCTTGTGCAGTGGAGAGGGTTTTACGGGCTGTAACGACATGGTATATCCCAACTGCCAAACCAGCTAATAAAGCTATAGTACCAGCTAGAGGATTTAATCCGATTGTTTTCCATAATGATTTCATCGCAGTATTCAAGGCTACGGTGTTACCAGTTAGGAGTGCTTTTACTGCTATGCCTGCTTTTTCTATTGCGATTGACGCTAATAAACGTGTTTCCCACAATTTATCAGCTAAAATGCTTGCAATTTTAGCATCTTTCAATTTTGTTTCCCATATGGTTATCGCTTTTATGGTTAACAGGTACGCTCCTATTGTTGTAGTTAGAGTGATAATGATACCCGAATGTTTGACCATGAACCCAATCAGGTCTATAATTTTTCTGGTCCAGTTTACTGTACCGTTTATTACGCTGATGATTGAAGGATTAAGTTTTTCCATCAGCTCCATTCCCATCTCATTCATTTTGTTTTTGGCTTGAGCGAGTTTGGCGGCTGCCGTATCTGATTTGGTGGCTGCTTGCTCTAGAGCGACATTAGTTCCAGTGACTGCTTCGGTGTAGTATTTCACTTTTTCTGCTTCGTTAGTTAAAACGGTAGCAACGCTAAAAGCTTCCTCTCCAAACATTTTGATTCGATCGTTAACACTAAGTTGTTTCTTTTGGAGATTTTCCAAAGCTGTTTCAAGACCGACTATTTTAGGATTAGTGTCATCTGCTCCTTTCTGTAAGCGATTGAAAAAGGTTTTTAGTCCGGTACCTGCAACTTCGTCTTTTATGCCTTTTTCGGCTAAGGTTTCGATAGTACCAACTAATTGTTCAATAGGAATACCTGCGTCATTGGCTGCCACTCCAGATTTTTTTACTGCGGTAGTTACTGATTCAACAGCAGCAGCTCCGTATTTAGAACCGGCTGCCATGACATTCGCATAACGGGCTGCCTGATCAGCACCATCTCCGTATTGATTGAGTGAAAGAGTTACAGCATCAACAGCATCTTTCAATGTCATTCCTGAAGCAGATGCTAAGATGAGTGTTTGTTCGGTTACTGCGGCCAGTGCTTCTTTGTTAGATAGTAACTCCGGTTTAGCAGAACCGACCAATTTATAAGCATCAAGAATTTCGGTTGCTGATTGTCGGATCCGGATACCGGAATCACTAATTGTAGTGGAAAGCCGGATTGCTTCTTGTTCCAGCCAATTAATGTCGTCTTTGGAAAGTCCTGTTAATGCTTCGACATCGGCTTTGGCATCTTCACGTTCATTGCGTTTTTCACGAAGTTGGTTCAGCTTTAGTGTTAAGCCTGTCACAGCTGCTATGACGGTGGTGACAACTGCAGCATATTTATTAAACAGTTCCACGGCTTTCCCTATTGGACTAGCTTGACAACCAACTTCTACACGCATATTTTTTTGTGCCCTGGCTACTGCTTCAGCGACGCGCCTATTTTGCTCCAGGGCTGCATTGTATTGTTCAGTACCGGGTATGGCTGCACGGAGTTCTTTACGGACTTTTTGGCTGACAGATAATAGTTCGTCATAGGTTGCTCCGGAGAGGTTTTTCAGGATTCGGTCGGTCTCGGCTACTTTTTGCTTATAAGTATTGAGAGTTTTATACTTATTCTCCAGTTCTTTTTGCAGAGTTTTGGATTTTCTGGCATATCCTGATTCTGATTTATCAAGAGAAGATATTTTATTCTCTAGCTGGGAGATGGCATCTTCTATCTTCTTGACGCCGGCTGATGCTTCAGTTCCATCAATAAATATTTTAATACTTCGGTTTAGGTCGTTCATATGGCTTTACTTTTCAATGTATATTTTGGTTGCGTCGATAAGCATAGTGTCAAAATAGCGCATACAGATATCGGCAAGTTCCGGAAGACGGTTTTTGATGACCGGATCGAACCAATGGTAAGCCTGCCGGTTACCTTCATTCTGTTTGCCAAGTGATGCGGGATTAGTATGTCGGATGATACTCGTATTGATTTCCATTCCGTTGATTCTCTTCAGATAGCTCCATTTACTTCCGATAAGACCACCTTGCCCGCGTCCGGCGCCTTTGTGGATATAGACACCATGACGAGGAAAAGAGAAACCAAGTCGGTTGATTAATCCGTATTTGTCAGTATAGGCTTTAGGTTGTAGTTCACGAGCAATACGTAAACTACGGGATGAAATGGTGGCTTTGAGTTGTTTACTGACAGCATCCTGCCATTGTTCTACCTCTTTATTGAATGCGGTGAGTCGGTCGGCATCCTGGGCGATGTTATAGCGTTCTATCTCCGAGATGGTTTCCATTCGGATTAGCCGGGAAGTCGGAGTAGAAGATAACTTATCCGCTTTTCGTCGGGCTGCATTATAGCGTTTTATTTCCGACTGCTTGTCTGACATTCGTTTATAGAATCCCATTACAAAAAGTAGTTTGGATCGACGATGAATTCTTCCGGAACATTAACAAAGAAGGTAAGCACGGTGCCATAGAAGTTATCACCGATCGGGCCGATACCGTTAATTTGAGTATTGCGGTCTACATATTTAATGTCTTTCAGCAATTTATTCCGGATCTGTTTACATATACTCTTGCATTGTTTGGCTGCCTGATTAATCGTTTCCGGATTTCCGGAAATTGTGTTTCTGGCCACGATGAATGAGTAGACTTGTTTGTCATTGAGTGAATCAGCTTCGTTGTCTTCGGATTCGGACTCGCAACCATCAACGGCGATAAGGATGGTTCCATTGATGGAGGATAAACTGTCATCGAGGCTGATCAGGTCCTCCAGTCCGAATGCTGTGAAGAACCTTTTCTTTTGAGATGTGTGTGAAATGGCTTTGAGTGCCGAAGCTAAGGCTTCACCATAAGCGAAATGGTCATACTCCATAACTGTATAATGTTTAGGTTATGGAGACAAAAATAGCCCGCTGCGGGCGGGCTATAAAGGACAAAACGATAGGTTATAAGAACAGGAATAGTGCTAACAAAGTAAGCATGAGCAGAAGCCAAAATACTTTTGCAAGGATTGAGCGCGAGGCTTTAAAGAATGCCAGGCACAGAAGTACTATTCCGGATATAGTTATTATCGTTAAGATCATTTTTGTTCTTCGTCTGATTCTGGAAGCAATATACGAATTAATTCAGAAAGTTGTGCGGCTGCACGCTGCTTTTCGTTCATTGGTGTTTCCGGATCCAGTAACTTGTTTACTAACTGTAAGGCTTCATGTCTATTCATAATGTTATTTTTTAGGGTGTTGAATACTGCTTATTGATTGAATATGCTTTTTTATTATTCTGATTTCAGAAATAAGTGTTAGTCGATTAACAGAATCAATATCTGGAGAGTCGATATCAAGAGCCAGGTCAATTGCTTTTTCCAGTGTTGCTTCCATCCAAGAGTGTTCTCCTTCTTGGATAGTTTTGATTGATGAGATACAATCATCGGTGAGGATGATGCCATT